TAAAGTTTCTATTATTTCTGGTGAATTATCAGATGATCTTATAAAAATTGATATTTTACAAATCACAACAGATGAAAATGCTCCTGATATTTATGACACTTATGCTTTCACTAAGTTGGATGAATCAGATTTTATAAAACTTGAAAAAAACTCATATGAAAATATATTATCAGTAACTTTAAATGAAGAGTATTCTCTATCTGTAGATACTGAAGTTTATCAAGAAGATTCTGAAGGGGTTATAACGTCAAAAGGTAAAATTGTTAATTTTATTTCTGGTGATTTGATAATTTCTAGAGAATTTGGAGATTTTTCCGAAAGTGTATTAAAAATAAATACTAACCCTGAAATTTTAAATTTAAATATAGGAAATGTTAAAGATTTTGAGGGGTTTGATGATTCTGAATATTTTGTTGAAGGTGAGTTAATAGTTCAAGGAGATTTTTCTAACCCTACTTTTTCATCTAATGTTACTTTTTGGGATAGTTCAAATCAATATCTATATTATGATAATAGTTTTGGTCAGGTTGTAACTGGTTCTAAAATTAATAAACTTTTTGAGAATTATATTTTGAAAGTAAATACCGAAGATCTGAATTCAAATGAATTTCTAAAAAATGATATCCTATATCAAGGAGATGTTTCTAATCCGACTTTTAAAATTTCAGTAAATAGTTGGGATTTTAGCACAGGAGATATGGATTTTAATTTAGAATCTGGAACTATAAATCCTATAAAACCTTTGAAATTTAGAAAGAGTCAATCTATATTTGATATATTAGATGTTGGAGAAAAAATAAATTTATCTCCAACGCCAAATTTATTGGTTGGTGATTTTTTATATAAGGGGCAACCTTCAAATCAAGAAAGTTATTCCTCTATAACATCTGTAAACGGTTCTGACGTTACTGTTAAAACATCTTTAGGTGAAATATCTAATGGCGATCAATTGAAGACTATAAAAAATTATACAATATCCAATCTTCATAAGAGTTTTATATTGAAGGATAAAATCGACGATGACGATGTAATTTACAGTTACGGTAACGAGTTTTCAGTTGGGGAAACCGTTTATCAAGGAGATTCTTTAGAAAATTCAACTTTTAGTGGAGTTGTGAGTTATTGGGATAGTGTTAATAAAAATTTAGAACTTGATAATACTTCTGGTTTGATTCAGAATAATCAAAAATTAAAAAAGGTTTTATCAAATTTTAATAATGTTCAGAGTAAAGAACTAATACTAACATTAAACCAATTAGAAGAAGATTTTTTATTAAACGATTTCATTTTTTCTCAAACTATTACTCAACAAAATAATGATGGAGAAACTGCTTCTGGTGAAGTTTTAGATTGGAATCATATTACTGGAGTTTTGGATCTTGAAATTCTTAGACCTTTAGATGTTGATATAGTTCCAAAAGACTTTGAAGATGGATATTCAGTATCAGGTTTCAACGTAAATAAAGTTGAAAAAATATTAGATATTGGAACTTTAGTTGATGATATATTGGTCGAAAAATTTTCTTCTGGTGATATAATATATCAAGGTGATTTTTTGAATCCTACAGCAGAAGCTGAAGTTTTGGATTGGAATAACTTTGAGGGGATACTTACAATACAACCTACAGAAGGTTTAGAAAGTTTTGATAAACTAGTTCCTTTTAAAATTAGAACTGATAGTACTAATGAAAATTTTACTATAGATAAGGTTATAAACAGGATAACTTTGGATAAAACTAAAATACCTTTTACGGTAGATGATTTTAAATCTGAGGATGGTAAGATTTTTCAGGAAACATTAGGTCAAGTTGGTGAAGGAAATCCGCCTTTTGAATCAGAGTATGACTCCTGGGATGAGAGTACTGGAGAACTTAGAATAGATGTAACATCTGGAGTCTTTGATTCATCTTTACTAGTAAAACAAGAATCAGTAAATTCAACACTCACTATTCAAAAAAAATTAGACGAAAATGATGAAGAAATAGATTTTGATGGAACTGAGTTTGTTGTAGGGGATACTATAAGTCAACAGAGTTCTTCGGGGGAATTTACATCCGTAGTTCAAAGTTGGAATCAGAATACTGGGGAACTCGTAATTTTAGAAACTAATACCACCGAAACGTTATTTAAAATAAATCTTGAAGTAAATTCTTATAACGTTACGAAAATAGTTGAAAATAGTGTTAAAGAAAGTATTTTCACCGTTAAATCTACAGTGGAGAAGGTAGAACTTGGTTCAACGTATTCCGCAAACTACTTAAAAAATGAAATTGTATATCAAGAAGACGATTCTGGAAATATTATTTTTGAAGGGGTTATAGATCATTGGGATTCGGGTGATAATAAATTGAAATTGATCCCTATATTAGGAACTTCTCATATATCAAAGGTGTTAAAGAAATCGGTTGATACTTTTGAGATTGACCAAATTAGAGAAATTTTCAATGTAACCGATTCTTCACAATTTTCAATCGGTGATATTTTTTATCAAAACGATTATGACCATCAATATTCCGTATTACAAGTCAATAGTGATAAAATATATTGCGGTTACAATCAAGATGAAATGTTAGATTCGAATTTTGTTATATTGAAAGATGGAACTATATATACGGTAAATTCAATTCAGCAAGAGAATTTAAGTTTGTATAGAAATAATAACAGTTCAAGTTTTGATAATTTTGAATTGAATGATTTTGTAATAGGTGAAACTATATATCAAGGCGATTTTTTGAACCCTACAGCAGAAGCTACTGTAACGAATTGGGATATTTCTAATGGTGAACTTTCAATAAATTTAACTAGTGGTAAATTTATAAAGAGTGAATCTATTAAAAATAATATAGAATATGATGATTTTACAATTTACGGTGAAATTAAAACTGGATCAACTGATCTGATAAAATTTGGAGATTCATTATCTTTTGTTGAAGATTTAAATGATGTTTTAGATGATAATGGTTTGTTTAGGGTTTTGAATGTGGATGAATTGAATAATGAAATTAGATTGAACCTATGTTCTGGTAAAAAACATGAATACGGTATAATATTAAAAAGGGTTTCTTTCGATGGCTAAATAGAAGTGAGGGAAAATATGTCTACTATTTTAACAAACAAATTTAGATTACATAATGCAATATCTTTTAAAGAAGGTTTTAGTGAAGGCCCATCAAAAACTGATGAGGTCTTATCTACTAATATATACATGTCTATAGGGAAAGTCACTGAATGGAACTCTAATGATATATTTTCTGGAGCTGATGATTTATCATCTGATGATATAATACCAGACCCTTTAGATACAGTTCAATCAGAATTCCAAGTATGGAGAAATATGATTGCTCTGAAAAAAATACAACCAAGCGACGTTTCTCACGTTATACCTAGAGTTGATTGGAAATATGGAACTGTATATTCTCAATATGGTGATAATAAAACAACTTTATTTTTAGATATTTACACGAACCCTTTTTATATATTGACTGAGGATTTTAATGTTTATAAATGTCTTTTCAATAATCACGGTTCAGCTTCTACGGTTCAACCTGTAAGTACAACGACTAATGGTGTTGTTAAGACTGATGATGGGTATGTTTGGAAGTATATGTATACTGTGTCTTCAGTTGATGCCTATAAGTTTGTAACTCCAAATTTCGTACCAGTAAAAAGGATAGAAACTGATGTTGTATCTGTCGGTTCTGGTTGTTCAACTGATAGTAATCATACAGAAGTTCAAAATAATGCTGTTGATGGTGAAATAAATATAGTCTCTAGAGATTTGACATTCGGTGATGGAAGTTTAGGTAGTGGTTACATTTTCAAACTAGGTCTTTCAATTGATACTAATTTGATCGGTTTAGATCAGAGTGGAAGTGAACCAAGAACTTATATAAAATTATCATCTAATACACTTTCAACTTCAAACAACTATTATAATGATGCTTCCGTATATTTTCCAAACCCTGGGACGGGGAAATCTGAAGTTGTGTTTCAGATTGATGAATACGTTTATTCCTCAAATGAAGATCAGACTATTTATATAAAAGGTGATCAACGAAATAGTTTTGAAATAATTGGAAGTGAATTAAATGTAGGGGTTCAGATCCTACCAACTGTTATAATTGAGGGTGACGGAACTGGAGTTTCCGTTATACCTGAAATGTCTGATACTACAGGTACAGTTAGTGGAGTTGATAAAATAAAAGTTATAAATGGTGGAAGTGGATACACTAAATCTAATGTATCATTTATAAATGCTTCTGGGTATATCGGGGATGTAACTTCTCCGAAATTTAATGTTGCAATCTCACCAAAAGGTGGACATGGATTTGATGCAGTAAGAGAACTTGGTGGATTTTTTATAATGATAAATACTAAGTTTAATTTTGATGAATATAATATAACAACAAATAATGATTTTAGGCAAGTTTCATTAGTTAGGGATCCTGTAGATAACAACACAAATTCTTTAGCTACAGAAAATGGTTACGTTCAAACTAAAGTTATATCTTTACAATCTGAAGAACCTGATCAACCATTTTCTAATGCAGTAAAAGATAAAAAGGTTCAATTATCTTCCGATAGTAAAACTAATGGAATAATTGTTGATGTAATACAAGAGACTTTGAATGAAGTTACAACAAAGAAAGTTAGAGTTTCTAATAGTAATGGTAATTTTGAAGTTGGTCAAACGATACAAGTGATTGCCGAAGATGGTACGATTTTATCGCAGGCTGTAATTCAATCAATAGAAAGTGAACAAGTTCAACCTTTTAGTGGTGATATCGTTTTCATTGAACAGAGAAATCCTGTGAATAGAGATAAGAATCAAATAGAAGATATAAAAATAATACTTGAATTTTGATATAAATAGTATTATAATACAAGTGGAGTATTTTAGATGAGTAGAAAATTATTAACAAATTTTAATGCGGCTCCGTATTATGATGATTTTGATTTAGATAAAAATTTTTTAAAAGTTTTATTTAAACCAGGGGTTGCTTTACAAACCAGAGAATTAAATCAACTTCAAAGTATAATTAATGATCAAAATTCTAAATTTGCAAATCATATATTTAAAGACGGTTCTTCTGTTTTTGACGGTAATATTACGGTTGATGTTAATGTAAAGTATATAAAGTTACACGATTATGAAAGAAATATACCAGATACGACTGGTGTAAATGTAAGTTCCTATTTAACTGAATTAGAAAATAGAACTTTGGTTTCTGAAGACGGAACTGTTGAGTTTTTAGTTAAAAGGGTTGAAGTTAGTAATACTAATGAACCAAATACTGTTGTTGGAATATATCTCCGTGGAAATAATATTGGCGGAAATGTTATAATGTCAACTAAAGCTCAATCAGCTTTACCTTCTTATACTGTAACCACAGGGGTTTATAATGTAACTCAAAATATACTTTCAGGTGATACTATTTCTGGCCCTTCATCAACTGCATCAATAAATGAAGGTATTTTTTATATTTCTGGATTTTTTAGTAAAGTTCAGAAACAAACAATTATTTTAGATAAGTATTCAAATAGACCTTCTTACAGAGTTGGTTTAGAAGTTCAAGAAAATCTTGTATCCTCAAATGATGATAATTCACTTTATGATAATGCTCAAGGTTCTCCGAATTTTACAGCTCCTGGTGCTGACAGATTTAATATTAATCTTTTATTGAAAAAGATAGAATTGTTAGATTCTGATGGAACTTTGATACAAAATGATTCATCTTTTGATTTTTATGAGTTTCTTAGAGTTAAAGATGGTAGAAAAATAGATCATATATTAAACTCTCAATATTCTAATATTGGTAGAGAACTTGCAAGAAGAACTTATGATATCAATGGTGATTTTGTTATTAGAAATTTTATTTTAGATATTGACACCTTTTCCGAGACTTCAAAAGAGGGTAAACTCAAAGTCACTTTAGATTCTGGTAAAGCTTATGTAAAAGGTTATGAGATAGAGACAATATCACCTGTCAGAATAGAAATGGATAAGGGTAGGGATTTCAATACAAAGTTAGAGGATAATGTAAATGCTTTTATAGGTGATAATATAAAAGTAGTTTTCTCTGAGGAAACTTTTCCAACAGAATTTATAAATCAGTTAGAAAATAGTCCTAAATTAGACCTATATGATCAAAATAACTTTAGTTTGACTCTCAATAAAAATCAAGACACTGACGGAAATGAAATAGATTTTTCGGATAGTGATTTTATAGTTGGTAGTCAAGTTAGTCTTTCTGACACTAGCATTCGAAAAATTTTAGACTGGAATTCTTCATCTGGAACATTATCATTAGAAAATAAAACTGGAATAGATTTGGTCGCATTAGAGCAGGGAACAGTTTCAAGTTCTGGACAACTTTCTTCTAATATAACTTCAATAACAACTAAAAAATTGTATATAGGTGATCAAGCAGGTCTTGACGCAGGAAGCTTTTTATCTGGAAATGAAATATATCAGGGAAGTGACTATCAAACTTCAACAATAAAAGGTACTGTAAGTTCATGGGACTATGACAATAAAGAACTGATAATAACAACAACTAATTCATTTTTAACTCAAGATGTTCTAAAAAAGGATATAAACACTGTAACTTCAACCTTGACTATTCAAAAACAAGTTGACGGTGACGGTGATGATATTGATTTTGACGGTAGTGAATTTTCAGTAGGTGCCGCAGTACAACAGCAGATTGGAAATGATTTAGTTTCAGCTACAGTTCAAAGTTGGGATGCAATAAACGGAGATGGGAGTAGCAAGGCGGTTGGAACTCTTGTTATTTTAGAGAACGGATCACAGTCTTTATTCCAATCAAATATCTCCATAAATGGACATACCGTAACAGAGATTGTTTCCGATGACGTACAAACTTCCACAACAGATTACACTATTACTAGTAAAAATGATCTATTAGTTTTAGATCCTCAAACTGTAGGGTCTAATGACTATAATGTAAATGAACAACTCTATCAAGGTGAAAGTTATAGTTCAAATTATACTGCTAGAGGTTTGGTTGTAAATTGGTTGTCCACTAGTAGTGAGTTGACAGTATCATTAAGTTCTGGCGATCTTGAATTTAGCGTAAATTATCCTTTATTGAAAGATGGTAATTTATTTGATATACAAACGGTTCAAGATAACAAGATAGGTACTTGTAGAATCAAGAAACTTTTTCACGAACTTAATGAATATAAAATCTCTATTTTCGATTTACAATTAAATACAAAATATACAACTAATGAAATCTACGGTTTCAAATATTCCGATTCTTATGTTTTCTACGTTTCACCTAATATTGGAGATTTAGTTTTGGAGGATACTGGTGAATATTCATCTTTATTATTCAAATTACCAAAGACCTCTATAAAAAGTGTTAGTAAGGTTTCATTTTTCCATAATAAAATACTAAAACCTAATTTTAGACAATTTGATGAAAATGGGAAACCTGTTTTAGAAATAAAAATTGATAAAGCAGTTGAACAATTTACCTTAAACACATATACTAGTTGGGATTTCTTTTATCCAAATAGATTAGAAACCTTGAAAAGTAATATTATAGTTTTCAATAATGAGACTGGAAAATCGTATGAAAATTTCGATTTTAGAAGGAATGAAAGCTTATCTGACGTTGGTTATATAAAATTGTATGCTGAAAGTAATGAACTTCCAGATTTTGCTGGAAACCCTGATGAAGCTTCTAGTAAAATAACAGTTTTTTGTAAAGTTGAGATTGATAATGGATTATATAAAAGGAAATCTTTCCCTGAGAGTTTACCAGACCCTATAATACCAAACACTCAAGATATGAAAACAGTTGGAAAAATAGTTTCTTTGAATCAAGCTGACGTTCAAACTTTTTCAGTTATTGGTATAGATTCTGATGGAGTTGAAACAGTTATAACCTCAAAATATTCTTTTGATAATGGTCAAAGAGATGCTTTTTATGATTTTTCAAGTATAAAATTGAAGACTGCCATGGAAAATGATGTTAGTATTTACGATTCTTTTAAGATAGAGTATAATTATTTGGAACATACATCTGGACATTTCTTTATCGCAGACTCATATGAAAATATAAATTATGAAAATGTTCCAGTATATACTTCTAAAAATACTGGTAAAAGTTATAGTTTGACTGACGTTATTGATTTTAGACCGACAAGAAAAGTAGTAAATGGTGTTGATGCTGTATATGATTCTTATTTACCTTTTGGTTCAGCTGATGAGTTCATTGAAATGGACTATGAGTATTATTTACCTAGAATTGACAAGGTGGTTCTCACTAAGGATAGACAATTCAAGATAATTAGAGGTATATCCTCAGAATCACCTAAAACTCCGCCAGATGATACGGAATCTATGACTCTTTATATAGTCACAGTTCCGCCTTATACTTATGATGATAATGATGTTACAGTGATTCCAGTTTTCAATAGAAGATATACAATGAAAGATATTGGACTTTTGGATAGGAAAATACAGGAGTTGCAAAAAACTTCAAGTTTAAGTTCCTTACAAGAAAAATCCAAAAATGTTCAAATAAGGGATTCTCAAGGTCGAGATGTTTTCAAGAATGGTATTTTGATTGATGATTTCTCAGGTCATCGTGTTGGAGATGTAGTATCAGGGGAATATAGATGTTCAGTTGATTTTGATACTAGAGAGTTGAGGCCTGCTTTTCAAAGTGATTCTCACGGGTTTGTTTTAGATGATGAATATTCACAGAACGTTATTCAGAAAGGGCCGATCCTTTTAGCAGATTATGAAACAGAATCTTTCAAAGATCAACCGATACAATCATTTTTAGATAATGAAGGTACTACAATAAACGTTAACCCTTCAACATTAACTTATTATTTTGGTGAAATGAAAATAAATCCAGCTTCAGATGTTTGGTATAATCAAAATCTAGATCCTAGAGTGAACATAAACACTAAAGGTGAAAATGATGCCTGGTTGAAAAGTACTAACACAGTTCTTGATTATTTTGGTAAAGGTTTTGGAACTCAATGGAATGATTGGGAGAAAATCTGGACAGGTAAAGAACTTTTTGTTTCATATTCTGAAGATAACTCTTCGGAGACATCTACAAACAATATTATAGAAAATGTAAATAGGCAAATTCAAGATGCTTTATTCGAAACTGAAAATATAAATTCTCTTTTTGGAATTTCAAACAGAATCGAAAGTGATGTTTTGAATAAAAAGATAGATAATGGTATTGTTCCGATTATGAGAGAAAAGTCTATTGATTTTGTCTGTACTAATCTAAATACTGGATTGCAACATTTTGTATTTTTTGATGATGTAAATGTTGATGGTCATGTAACACCCGCTTCAATAGTAGGGGTTAGTGATGGAACTGTTTTTGTTGATGGAGTCTATGACGGCGAAACTATAACAACTATAAATGGTTCTGGTAAAGTTTTATTGAGAAATGGAAATAAACTTTTTGTTCGTATGTATTCTGGAAAATTTGAAGTTGGTGACGTTGTATTTGGTAAAACTGATATCACGATAACATCTGCTCCGATTCCTTCTGATAGTTTGATGTCCGATGAATCTGGAAATCTTTGTGGAACTTTTCTAATCCCTAGTCAAGAACCAAATTTAGTTTATGATGGGAATAATGGATATGTGGATAATACTTTGAGGTTTAGAACAGGTCAAAGATTATTGAGAGTCACTGAAAGTTCTGAAAACTCTTTATCTCAAGATGATTTATCATTAGCGGAATCGGTATATTCTTCACAGGGTATTATTCAAGACCCAGAAAATTATGTAGTTTCAACTAGATTGCCTATAAAAAGACGATCTAGCATATCCGATGAACTCTCTATATCAAGAGATGTTTTTGGTAGGGAGGCTAGTTCTATAGACAGACTTTTCAATTGGAAGGATCCTTTATCTCAAACTTTTAGTGTTGATTATTCCGAATATAGAAATGGACTGTTTTTAGAATCTGTAGTTTTATATCTAAAAGACCTTGGTGACTTGAAAGAAAATACATACCCCCTGTCGATAGAAATAAGACCTACTGTGAACGGTTTTCCTTCAACTTCTATAATTATACCATTTTCAGAAGTTATAAAATCTTCAAGTGATATTGTGTATGGTAATGATGGTACAAAATTTACTTTTGAAGTTCCTGTTTATCTAACTCCTGGTGAGTATGCTTTAGTAATAAAAAGTAACAGTCCAAATTATGAACTTCAGACTGCTATTGTTGGAATTGATGGCCCTAAGGATGGAGATTCAAAAAACCGAGTGAAACCTAGTCAAGAACTTGGAAGTCTATTCTCATCTAGCAATTCTTCAAACTGGACTGCTTTGAATAATACAATGTTGAAACTGAAACTTAACAGATGTAAATTTGTACAAGGTATATCTAATTTCAAGTTCAAATTAGACGATTCAGTTTCAATACCCGAAAAACAATTCAATCTCTTCAAGTTCAATATCGGGATTCTAAAAAATAACTTTGATATGAATTTCAAATATAGAGTTGGAAATGAACCTACTTTTTTGGATTTCTCTGATAATAGAAATGAGGATTTGGATAAGGTAAAAACTTTGAGTTCGTCTTCAGATTTTCAAGTAACTTCTAGTTTCACAATAACTGATAATTCAATATCACCGATTGTAGATTTGGATAGAGTTAATTTGATAACGGTGAAAAATCTTATAAACAGGTTTGACCCTGAATCTTCTGATCAACCAGAAGTTGTTTATGTTTCTAAACGAGTGAATCTAAAATCTGCATATGAATCTAAGGATGTTAGAGTTTATCTAGATATGTTCAAACCTGTAAACACAAATGTTTATGTTTATTATAAGGTTGCTGACACTAATATAACTAATAACTTTGACGATGAACCTTGGCATCTAATGAAACAGTTGACACCAGAGTATATTTTTTCAGAATATAATAATGATTATAGAGAATATATTTTTGGAACTGGTGGTGGAGCAAAACCTGTTGTTGATGGAGATATTATAAAATATAACGTTTATGCGGTCAAAGTTGTATTCTCTTCAGAAAACTTAGCTTCTGTACCAAAAGTTAGAAATCTTAGAGCTATCGCATTACAAGAACCTGCTGGAGTATAAATATAAGTGATGTGGAACAAGTTTAATTCTTTATCGTTTTAAAAGAAAACACTTTTACATTTTTTTATGTTTATTTTTTAACACTTTAAAAGGTTTTCATTCTATTATTTTGTAAAGAATCTCTTGTATCTGCATAAGGAACGACAAAGCATGGTGTGACTGCCAAAACATCATCACAAATCGTTCGGGTCTGGCAGGACTAAAGCGGAAATATTTTTTGAGGTTTCGCCAATTTTTGTTTTTATAAAGGAGTGGGTATGGCTAACCCTAAAAATAGAGAAGAGCTGAAACAGTTTTGTTTGAGAAAACTTGGAAAACCTGTGATCGAAATAAATGTTGATGATTCCCAACTTGAAGATAGAATTGACGATGCCCTCAAAATGTATCACGATTTTCATTATGATGGTATAGAACGAGTTATAATCAAACATGAAATAAGTCAAGATGATATAGATAATGGATATATTGGAATGAGTGATGCTGTAATATCTATTGAAACGATTCTAGACCTAAACACTGGAAGTTCTAGTGAAATCCTTTTTGATGCTGAATATCATATGACTTGGGATGCCTTATATGCATTCAATTCTACTCCTGCAAGTTTACAACATTATTCTGCTACCAAAGAAAATATAAATCTAATCAACGAAATGCTAAATGGTAAAAAACCTTTGAGATATAGAAGACATACTGATAAACTCTATATTGATATGGATTGGTCTAATATTAGTGTTGGAAGTTATATTGTTATTCAAGCATATCAAATAATAAGCCCAGACGATTATAGACAGGTTTGGTCGGATAGATGGTTGAGAGAATATACAACTGAACTTTTTAGAGAACAGTGGGGTCATAATCTTAGTAAGTATTCTGGCGTTCAAATGCCAGGAGGTGTAACTTTCAACGGTAGTGAAATCCTATCAGAAGCACAAACAAGACTAAGAGAACTTGAGGAAGAGCTTCGAGAAACTTATGAAGAACCTCCAACTTTTTACATGGGGTAATCATGGCAACTAATCCTTATTTCAATAAAAACTATTCTTCACAATCAGAACAAGATCTGTATGACGACTTGATGGAAGAGTCGATAAAGATTCACGGTATTGATGTTAGTTATTTGCCAAGAGATATTCAAAAAATAGATTCACTTTTCAAAGATGTTGAAGTTTCTCAGTTTACAGCAACTCATGATATTGAAATGTTTGTTGATAGTATTGAGCAGTTTGGCGGTGAAGGTGACTTCTTATCTAAGTTTGGTGTTGAGATTCGTGACACATTAGAACTGACTGTAATGGTGAATAGATTTGAAACTCTGGGTATAGGAAGACCTAAAGAGGGTGATTTAATTTTCTTTCCTTTCAATAAACAACTCTTCGAGGTTATGTTTGTTGAAGATGAACAAATATTTTACACTCTTGGTAAAAAGTTTGTATATAGATTGAAGTTAGAACTCTTTGAGTATTCTAATCAGATGATCAATACTGGTATTGAAGATATTGATAAAATTCAATATGAAAATGCTTACTCTATTGAACTAGCAACCACAAACGGAAATGATATAGACTTTGTTGTGGGTGAGAATGTTGTTCAAGGAACTAATGCAAGAGGTAGAGTTGCTGCATGGGCAAATAATACACTAGAACTTATTGATGTTGTTGGTAAGTTTGTTGAAGGTGTAAATGTTGATGGTGATGGTGGGGCATCTTATGAGATAGATTTACCAGATAACTATGAAGATGTTGAACTTGATATGCCAAACGATCCATTATCTGATAATATTGACTATGAAAAAGAAGCAGACAAAGTGATTGACTTTTCAGAAAACAATCCTTTTTCTGAAGAAGATTTATAGCAAGTATTATAAATATATTTGTTATGGCTCTATATAATGAATATTTTTACCACAAAACTATTTTCAAAAGCGTTGCTACTTTTGGAACTCTCTTCAACGATATAACAGTGAAACGGAAAACTTCAAACGGTAATACTGTGAAAGAGTTGAAAGTTCCTTTATCATATGGCCCAAGAAGTAAGTTCCTATCTAAAATTGAAGTTCAGAATGCTGACGGATCTGTAAATAAAAAAGCAGCAATCACTCTTCCTAGATTGAGTTTTGAGATGTCTGGATTTTCCTATGATTCTCAAAGAAAACTAAACTCACTTGGAGTTCGATATAATAAATCGGAAACTGGTTCTGAAAAATCTATGTACAATCCAGTTCCTTACAATATTGGATTTTCTCTAAATGTCTATGTAGAACATTTCGATGAAGGTTTACAAATAATAGAACAGATCGTTCCATTTTTTAGTCCTTACCTAAACATCCCATCCAAACTCGTTTATGATGATATGGGAATCGTTGATGACGTTCCAGTATTACTCAATGACGTTTCCTTAGAGGAGAGTTATGAGGGTCAGTTTGAAGATAAGAGGGTTATTATGTGGAACCTGAGTTTCACCCTAAAAACGAATATATTCAAACCAGTCAAAGAGTCTGAAATGATTCGTCAAGTTGAGACTAATGTTATCTCAACTCCAACTGGAGATTCTGGAGAAGTTACTCCTCAAGAAAAGCAACAAGCACAAGAATCTGGTTCAAAATCCAAATCTGTAACCAAACCAGGACTCACAGATCAAGGTGAACCGACAACAAAAGAGTCTGAATCTGTTCCAAAGGAAGATATAGATTCTGATGATAACTACGGATTTATTGAAGACTTCCTAGAAGGTATCTAATGTCAAATGATTTCAAAGATATAGAAGAAGTGTTGGATATACTACCAGAAGATTCTGAAATAAAAGACTTGACAGAAGTTGAAGAAAGTAGTATAATAGAAGTTCAAG